GCGAGAGCAACGCAGACAAGGGCTTTCTGGCTTCCACGATTCGGAAGAAGGGAATGAAGGCTCTGGACTATCCGGAGAAGGAAAACAAAAACGTGAAAATCTCTACGTTCCTGCGGAAATGGTGGACGGATATCATTTGGCTGAAGGGAACGGACAGGGAGTATATCAATCAGATTATGGACTATACGGAGGACGCAGAACATGATGACGCTCCAGACAGTGCCAGCGTGGTCTGCCGACACTTTGACTCCAAGAGTGGAGTTGAATATAAGTCTGTATTTGGGCGGTGACGATTATGCCAGACAGGGAAGAATTGGAAGAAATCGTAAGCGGACAGCTTGAGGAAGAGCTGTTCAGCAAAGAGGACATTGAGCTGATTCGTAAGTTGCTTGCGCAGGATAGCGGGATTGAAAAGGCAAGACAATTGGCGAAAGAATTGACGAAAGGCGGGGATGGAAAATGATTATCACGTTTCAGGACTTTGAGAAGAACGAAGCAAAGCGGGAAAAGTGGATCGGTCAGGCGATAGAGCAGTATATGCGGAGCGATGAGTACAAGCTCGCTTTGGAAGCTGATGAATACGAGAAGCAGAAGAACAAGACGATCAATGAATACGTGCGGCTGGTGTACGATATCACCGGAACGGGAACACCGGACTTCACCAGCACGAACAACCGGATTGCCAGCAACTTCTTCCATCGGCTGAATACGGAGCGGGTTTCCTACTCGCTGGGAAACGGGGTTTCCTTCGCCAACCGGACGCAGGAACGGATGGAAGATAACTCCCTTCAGTGGAAGGACAGCACGAAGGATGCGCTGGGGCAGGACTTTGACGATGCGATGTTCCGGATTGCGCTGTACGCCTGTGAACACGGACGGTGCTACTGCTTCTACAATGACGGGGAATACAATGTTTTCCCGATGACGGAGTTCATGCCGCTTCTGGATGAGGTGACGGGACAGATTCGGGCCGGACTCCGCTTCTGGTCACTGGACTGGTCGCAAAAGCCGATTGTGGTTGATGTGTATGAGGAAGATGGATACAGCCGCTATATGACCAAGAAGGGTAAGTACGGGCTGGGAGCTTTGGAGCTGACAGAGGAAAAACGCCCGTACAAGGAAACCGTTCAGGTGACGGAAGCCGATGGCGAAGAGGTGATTGGCGGGGAGAATTATCCAACCATTCCGATAGCCGTGATGTATGGAAACCGGATCAAGCAGAGCACGCTTGTTGGAATGAAAGCGAATATTGACGCTTACGATCTGATCCACAGCGGGTACGCCAACGATCTGACTGAGTGCGCACAGATGTATTGGATTATCAACAATGCGGCTGGTATGGATGAGGGAGACATTGCCCGGCTTCGTGACCGGATGTTGCTTCAGCATATCGTGGTAGCGGACACCACGAACAGTCCGATCACGCCTTACGCTCAGGAGATTCCATATCAGAGCCGGGAAGCTTGCCTGAACCGGATCAAGGTGAGCATTTACCGGGACTTCGGCGTAATAGACGTTGATAATATCTCTACGCAGAATGTGACCGCAACGCAGATTCGGGCGGCGTATCAGGCGATGGATGAGGAAGCAGATGCGTTTGAGTATCAGGTGAACCAGTTCATCCAGCAAATCCTGAAGCTGATCGGGATTGAGGACTATCCGATATTTGACCGGAACAAGATCACGAACGAGCTGGAAGAAACCCAGCAGGTGATGATGGCGGCGCAGTATCTGGATGAAAAGACGCTGTTGGAGAAGCTTCCCTTCATCACCGTGGATGAGGTGGACGGAATCCTGTTCCGGAAGGGCGAAGAAGGCGAAGAACGCTTTGAGGAAGAGAAGCAGGAAGGACAGGAAGAGAATCCATTGGAGGAGTAACCGATGGACTATGGAGCGATATTCACGGAGCGGGAGCGGAGAATCCTGTACAGGCGGCTACAGCGGCAGTACCGGGAAGCCCAGAAGAACATCCGGAAGAAGCTGAATGATTTTCTGGCGGGAAGCGCACAGCGGGAAAAGCTGTACCAGCAGAAGGTGGAAGCCGGATTATTGACGCAGGAGTTCTTTGACAACTGGAAAGAAGGACAGGTTTTCATTGGGAAACGCTGGGGAGCGAAGCTGGACGAGATTACCGGGACGCTGACGGAAGCCAATAAAAAGGCCCTCGCTATGGTGCGGGGAGAGCAATACAAGGTCTTCGCTGAGAACGCCAATTATCAGGCTTACGGGCTGGAAAAAGACGGTCAGAAGCACAACGTAGGGGTCAGCTTTGATATTTACGATGAAGCTACGGTGAGACGCTTGATTCAGGAAAAGCCGGAACTGCTGAAGCGTAGCACATTGAACAGCCGGAAGGACAAGGCGTGGAATCAGGGGATTATCTCCAACAGCATAACGCAGGGGATCATTCAGGGCGAATCCATCCCGGAGATCGCAGAGCGGATAGCGAGGGATACGTGTGACCGGAATAATACGCATATGATGCTGTACGCCCGGACAGCGATGACCTGCGCGCAGAACGCAGGACGGATCGAAACCATGCACCGGGCCGCTGATCTTGGGCTTCATGTGAAGAAGGAATGGATTGCCACGCTGGACAGCCGGACAAGAGACAGCCACCAGCACCTTGACGGGCAGACTGCGGAAGTGGATGAGCCGTTTTCCTCAATCCTTGGTGATATCATGTTTCCCGGCGATCCGGATGCGGAACCAGCGAACGTTTGGAACTGCCGCTGTACGCTGGGAAGCGTGTATGTGGATTTTGAATCGGACGGGAAAGGAACACGGCGGGACAATGAGACGGGCGAAGAGATTGAGGATATGACATATGACGAGTGGAAGGAGTGGAAGGAAGAGCAGAACCAGCCTGAGCCGATGAAGATTCCGGAGCCGCCGAAGGAAGAAGAACCTGAGCCGGAAAAGAATACTGATTTGTTCGGGAATGAACTTGGAAAAGAATTTGAAATGATGACGAACGAAGGCGATTTGATATCTGTTTATGTTGATTCTGAGCATGATGTTTATCTTCCGGACGGACAAGAAGATGGAACAAGCTTGGGAACGGCTGATATGATTGTTTATTCACTGCCTGATGGAATGCAGATTTACTACAAGAAAGATATGGATTTGTCAAAGCAGGATATAAATCCGGCTGATATGATAAGATCGTATTATGATATTCCGGAATGGTACAGAGGGCTGATGCAGAAGAAGATTGAAATTGTTGATTATAAAAATCCGCAAGACGATTATTGGAGAAAGGTGTATGGAAATTCATTCCCGTTCTCATATATGAACGGAGGGAAAGCGATATCAATATGGGGATACACAGGACATAATTACGAATATATCACGCAAGCGTTTATTCATGAGGGCGGGCATTATATTGACAGGTTCCTTCTTGGAGAATATTCGGCTACAGAAGAGTGGAAGAACGCTATGGGAAAAGATAAAGGATTCAATGGTTTGCTCTCTCCAACGCAATATGGTAGAATGTCTGATGGAGAAGATTTTGCTGAAAGCTGTATGAAGTTCGTGCTGGATGAGGAATATTTGAAAGTGTATTTCCCGAACAGATACGAGATTTTGAAAAGAATGTTTGGGGTGGTAAGATGAAAACGAAAAAAGTTATTGGGAAAACACCAAACGGCGGGGATTATTCCGAAATAGTTTTTCTGGATAAGGATCATAACATTGTTGATGAAAAAGAAGCTGAAATTGCTATGATACGTGAATGTAAGGAAGATGGAACGCTTGTGAATGAAATAATCGGGCTGTTCGGCTCAGAGAAGGTGAAAACGTGAGCGTAACGTATGAAAGCCGGGTTCCGGAATGTCTCCGGGAGCTTCAGCGGAAGAAGGACAAAATCCTTGAGGTTGTCGGTGGGAAAGCGGAGAGCTATGCGAAGAAGCTATGCCCGACCAAGACGGGGAACCTGAAGAACAGCATCACGCACCAGCAGATTGACGCTGATTCCGTAGTGATCGGAAGCCCGGTTGAGTACGCCCCGTTCGTGGAGCTGGGTCACGCTCAGGAGCCGGGACGATATGTTCCAGCCATCGGGAAGCGGCTGGTGAAAAGCTGGGTTCCGGCAAAGCCTTTCCTGCGTCCGGCGATAGAGAACCACATGGACGAATACAAGAACGTGATTGAACAGGTCATGAAGGAATAAAAGCCGGAAGAAGAGGAACGTGCTGAAAAGGCGCGTTCTTTTTTTATGCAAAAAGCTGAAATTTCACAGAAACGTTATGCCGGAATCAAAATTTCACCTTTTTGTTGATGCGTCCGGGAAAAGCAGAACCCTATAATTCAAGGAGAGCAAGGCACCGCTCTGTAGACAAGACTCCAAGCGGCGAAGAATAGCCGCCGAAGAAATGGGAGGTTAAAACATGGCACTGACCCGGAAGTTTTTGGAAGCGATGAGCCTGAGCGGAGAACAGATTCAGGCGATCATTGACGAACATACCAGCGTGACGGATGCCCTCAAAGCACAGAGGGACAAGTTTGAGAAGGAAGCTCAGACTTACAAAGCTGAAGCGGATAAGGTTCCGGAAATCCAGAAAGAGCTTGATATCCTGAAGGGTGGCGAGGACTTCAAGTCCAAGTACGAGCAGGAGAAGAAAGCATTTGAGGATTTTAAGGCTGATCTGACCAAGAAGGAAGAAGCGAAGAAGGTTGAAGCCGCTTACCGCAAATTGCTCACTGATGAGCAGATTAAGGCAGACAAGCTTGAGTTTATTATAAACCACACTGATCTGTCTAAGGCAGAGCTGGATAAGGACGGAAACCTGAAGGATGCTGAAACCTTCAAGAAAGAGATCAATGACAACGTTAACGGCTGGGGAGCTTTCAAAGTATCCCTATACGAGCGCAAACCGATAGTTGCGACTCCCCCACGGGATACGACAGGAACCCCGCCCAGCAGGGCAAGGGATATTTATTTAAATCATTTGAAACAGCAAGGTGTCAAGGTTGAAGACACCGGAAGGGAGTAAAAATGAGCTTTATTCAGAATGGGGCTTTGGCTCCTCTGTATCAGCCGGGTTGGATTCTGGCTCACGCTGATTGTAAGCGCGTGACCGCTCAGGTTTCTGCCAGCCATTCTCAGGTTGTGACGAGAGCGGACGGAAGCAAATACGTCCCGATGGGTGCTGTGATTCCGGCGAACGGCTCCACTGCCAAGGGAATCCTGTACGAAGATGTGGACGTTTCCACTGGCGATATGCCCGGTTCCATCATTACCGAGGGAACGATTTATGCTGACCGCCTGCCTGCGGCTCTGGATTCCGATGCGGCTACTGCGCTGACCGGAATTAAGGTCATTGAAACGGCTCCGGCGATCAATCGCCCGACCAGCTTCGACAAGTCTGCGCTGGGTGAGATCACCGTAACTTCCGCTGAGGGTTCCGGCTCCGGCAAGACGGACGTTTCCGTCAGCGGCTACACGCTGGGGACTGGCGAGAAGTACGTGTACAAGATTGATGCGTCTGCGGCTCCGACTGTGACGCTGGGAGAGGTTCTCCCCACCAGCGGAACCGGGGCTTGGACTGCGGCTGAGTTCCCGCTGGACGAGCTGGCGG